ATCCGCCGTCCAGCCCAGTCATTACAACGATTGGCCGTCGTTACCGCGTGTCCGGTGTTGTTTCCACCGATGCAGTTCAAGGCCGGAGCCAAGCCTGGTACGAAGAGATGTTTGGCCCAGCTCGCAACTATGACTTTGGCGTAACTCAGTCTTCAACGTTTGACATGACCAGCGTTAAAGGTCACGGCATTCGTCTGACCCTCAGCAGCCAGGTTTATGCCGTAGAAGGTCACTGGAGCGGGCAAACAAAACTTTGGACAGCCCCAACAATTACCGTTTCTACGGACACGAACTACGTCTCTAGCCAATGGCAAGTTGGCGACACGGTTGATTATCTGCTGACCGTTGACAACAACAACCCATTCCGCACACCTGGGACATCCGTTGGTGCTCGGTTTGTCATCGAATCTGTCGGCACAAATATCACTCAGCAGTACAACTATTTAGGCAGAACGTTTGAACAGCAAAGCCAATACGGTGACATAAGCCTGTACGGCAACCTTGTCGAAAAATCAAATGCCAGCAGCCCTGAGCACACAATCGTTTACGTCAACGAAATAAGCAGCAACGATCAAGTCCCTGGATACACCAACATGACCTTGGCGGGCTTGTCGTTGAAAGCTTCCCGCAATTTCACTGCACTGGATCAAATCCGTGTGTGGCTTAAAAACGGTGTGCCGGTCAAACGTTTCCATCCTGAAGAGTCTGCAACGGTCGAACCCAGCAACCTGTTCTGTGACTTGGTGTATTACCTGCTGACCGACCGCGTGGCAGGCATGGGCGACATCCTCAACATGACGGTTGACAACGCCCCACTGATTGATACCACCAGCTTTGTCAATACAGCCCGTTTCTTAAAAGCAAACAAGCTGTTCTTTGACGGCGCCCTTTCTGGTGCAACAAACGTCCGCAGTTTCATTGCCGACACTGCACCGTTCATGCTGTGCAACTTCACCATCACCGACGGACGGTTTGGCTTAAGTCCTGCACTACCCACGACCTACGGCGGTGACATCAGCACTGGACCAGTAACGATCAAACAGCTCTTTACGGCAGGCAACATTTTTGAAGACAGCTTCGAGCTGACCTACATCAACGCCGAAGAACGCAAAGATTTTCAGGCAATGGTCCGCTTCCGGCGTGAATCCGAAAACCAGCTGCCCGAAGAGCGAAACATTGTTGTTCGCTGGAACGAAGACAGCAGCACCAGCGATCCACTGGAGCAGTTCGACATGACGCAATACTGCACCAGCCAAACCCATGCTGAATTGGTGGCGCGGTTCTTCCTGTCTGTCCGCCGCCGCGTTACGCACACAATCCAGTTCAAGACATCGCCTTACGGGATTGATCTGGCACCTGGCAACTTCATCCGCGTCGTAACCGAGGCCAACCCTTACAGCTCGGCGCAAAACGGCAGCATCAGCGCCACTGGCGTAATTACCAGCGCCACTACTTTTGCTGACGGTCAGTATTCCGTCCTGTACTACAAGAGCGGTTCAGAGGACGTGGAGGAAGCCACAATGACTGTCAGCGGTGGGCTTGTGCAGGAAACAGCCTTACGCGGCAGTGTCTTTACCGTTTTGGAAAAGACCTCATCCCAGAACGTGTACCAGATCGAGCAACTTACGCTGGATGGTGAAGGCGTGGTGCTGATTACTGCATCAGAATTCCCATGTGACGAACAGTTCAGCAGCCTGATCGCGCAAGACGTTACCAACGCCGCCCGTTTCCTGGTTGATTCCTAATGGCCTTCCCAACGCTGCAACCCACCGGGCGCAACTTCAACCCCGGCGATTACCCGATCAAAACGTTTCGGGCGCAATCCGGCGCTGAGACTCGGATTCTGTACGGCAGCCAGCGCACCAACATGTCGCTGGAGCTGAACTACGACAACGTTACGGACACCAACGCCGGGCTGTTTTTGACGCATTTTGACGAGACGCAAGGCACTTTCCAGACGTTCACTGTTCCTTCGGAAGTGCGTACTGGTTGGAGCGGCACCGACAGTGCGTTGGATGTGCCCGGATCAAATGCGTGGCGTTATGCCGAAGCGCCGCAAATTACATCTGTTCGACCTGGCGTTAGCAGCGTTCGGGTAAAGCTCATCGGGGTTCTCTAAACTAACGTCATGGCCCAGATTTTTACCGGACGCGACGGACGCCTGCTTCTGGGCTCCGACACCTTGGTCAAAGTGACCAACTGGACGCTTCAGGCTGACTTGGAGACGCTTGAGGCAACAACGCTTGGCGATCTACAGCGCAGTTACGTCCCAGGCGTCCAAAGTTTCAGCGGCACTGCCAGTCTGCTGTACTACATAGACACAGATGACACCAACGACGCCAGCACGCTTTTACGCAACCTGGTAAAAACAGGCGGTGTCTCAAGCAGTGACACGGTGAGCTTGACCCTGCGATTGGCTGGAGATTCTGGTAATAACGATGTGACCATCACCGCATACATCACCAGCGTCAGCATTGGCGCTTCGGTTGGCGAGATTGTCACCGCTCAAATTAGCTTCCAGGGCACTGGAGCTTTGACCACCGCAACCTTGTAATGAGCGTCTATCTCGGCAGCTACGGTCTGGTCGAACTTCGGCGTAGTTCAGAGCTTGCCGAGAAACTTTCTGTCGTCAATCCGGGTGACGTAAATGTTTCCCGTCGGCGTTTTAGTTTTGATTTTGATGCTGGCTTTTTGAACAGCGGCGATCAACTAGAAATCCGCACGACAGACGGCACTGACCTTGACTTTGTAGATGCAAGCGGCTGGGTCGTTAATAGCGTTCAAGACTCCGGCCACTGGTACATCAATGTTGATGAGCTGGGCGGCATCCGGCTGTACGACACGTTTGATAAGTCCATCGAAGGTCTTCAGAGTCAAGCAATCGTCCTGGCTTCGATAGCGCGAGATATTCCAATTGCAGTGCGTGTCACGAATCTTGTGCCGCACATTTTGGCGCAATGCACCTACTTTGAGCTGAACACCAGCCGCGAAGCCGTAGACACCACCGCACTGGGCGATGAGTTCCGGTCGCAGTATTCCAGCCTCATCAGCGGCAGTGGGACTTTCCGCGCTTACTGGGAGTACCTGCCGTCCTACGCCAAGCAATCCAGCGCGGAGTCTGCCCATTACTTATTGCAGCTCGCCGTCCGTACCGAGGTTGGATCGAAGTTCGGCAGCAAGTTTTACTTAAAGGTCGGCAACGAGATTGGCGATGGCACGTCAATTGACGACGAAATTTGGTACGAAGTTGACGGTTTGATTACTCAAGCGGGCGTTAATTTTTCGCCTGACAATGCCGTTGAAATCACCGCAGATTTCGTGACCACTGGCCCAATCCGCCTACTTGCCAAGACCACCCCATCCGACAAACTGCTGCTACAGGACGACGGTGAGATTGTGCTGGAACAAAACGGCACCTCAGTTCTGCTGCAGGAAGACATCGAGTAAGGCGGCTAAGCTAGTTGGTAACAGTGCTCTGTCGGCTTAGGCGGTATGGCTGACCTTCGGATTAGCGAACTTACAGCTCTTGCGGGGGCGAATTTAGCCGCAGGTGACCTGCTGCCGATCGTTGATGTCTCTGCGAGTGAGACCAAAAAGATCACCGTGACCGACATGGTGGGTAACGCCACCACGCTGATTGCGGACGCCACGATCCCAAGCGCCAAGATCCTGTTTGGCTCGGGTTCAATTGTTGCCGCTTCTCTGGCAACTGACGCCGTAACCACGGCCAAGATTCAGGACGACGCTGTTACCGCAGCAAAGCTGGGCGACGAATCCACCGTCGATCTTGTCACCACCCTGCCTGCATCTGGTGCGTTCACCGGTCAGATCGCGCTCGATACCGACGACGACAACGCCTACATCTGGGACGGCAGCGCTTGGGTCAGCTTCAAGGCTGCAGGTTCTGTTGGCTCCGTTGTTGGCAGCACAGCTGGCACGATCAACATTGTCGTCACCACCAGCGGCAACGATGTAACTGTCAGCGCAACGCTGGATAACACCACAGCCGCTGCCCAATTCCTTGCTGGTCCGGCTGCTTCTGCTGGCGCTGTTAGCTATCGCACGATCACTGGCGCAGACCTACCTGCTCCTACAACGAGTGCTCGCGGTGGTGTTGCAATCAACGGCGAAGGTCTCCGCATGGACGGGGCCGTTCTGGAGATTGACAACGACGTAACCGCCAACGTCACCTACGGCCTAGTCACCTACAACGCCAAGGGTCTTGTCACCAACGGGCGCACGATCATCAGCAGCGACATGCCTGCTGCCACCAGTGTTGCCAAAGGTGCAGTCATCCCCGGCACTGGTCTGAACGTTGATGGCTCCGGCAACCTCAATCACACCAACACCGCAACTGCTGGCACTTACACCAAGGTCACGATTGACGCCGAAGGCCACGTCAGTGCTGGTACTTCAATCACCGGGGCGGACCTGCCTAACCACAGCGCAGCCCTGCTGACCAGCGGCACCTTGGACATGGGCCGGGTTGCCAGTAATGCAATCGCTGGTTCAAAGCTTGCCAACTACGCCGTCTCGAAGATTGGCGAAACCCAGCCCACTGCTGATCACATCGGTCAGTTCTTCTTTAACCCGCTAAGCCGCGACCTGTTCCTGTGGGACGGCAACGTTTTCCAGCCCATCGGCATCTCGGTCGGTGAAATTGTTTTTGCTGGAACGTTCGACGCATCGGCTGGTGGCGGCACCGGTCTTGTTGCTTCGGTCACATCTGAAGGTACGGCTGTCGGCTTGGTGGTTGGTAATCCAATCCCTGCAGCTGCCACAGCCAACAACCGGTACTACTTGGTGGTTTCGGAAGCTGGCACGATCACTTCCGGTAATGCCCCCAACGTTGCCCTTAGCCCGCCGGACATCATCCTGTCGAACGGCTCGGCTTGGACTGAGATTGACGTTTCGCAGACCGTTACTGCCCAGGTTGCAAGCAACGTCAGCTTCTCGCCTGCTGGCAACATCTCGGCCACCAACGTTCAGACCGCGATTGAGGAAGTCGATAGCGAAAAGCTTGGCGCAGGTGGCGGCACGATTACCGGCGAACTGCTGATTGGCACCACCGGCAGCCTGGCATTTGAAGGTACGTCATCCAACGACTACGAGACTTACCTGGACGTTGTTGATCCGACAGCCGATCGCACCATCACCTTCCCGGATGTAAGCGGCACCGTCATCACAACTGGTGACACTGGCACGGTGACCAGCGCAATGATTGCCGATGGCACGGTCGTCAACGCAGACATCAGCGCCACTGCCGAAATTGCCGTTAGCAAACTGGCCGATGGTTCAGCCCGTCAACTGCTTCAGACCGATGCAGCTGGAACTGGCGTTGAGTGGACCAGCAATGTTGATATTCCGGGCACGCTGGATGTCACTGGCGCCACGACACTGGATGGTGCGCTGACAGTCACTGGCACGGCAACGTTTAACGGTTCTGTCGTCCTTGAAGGCACTACCGCTGATGACTACGAGCTGACGCTGGCATGTGAGCCAACTGCAGACCGCACGGTTACTTTCCCGGACGCCACGACCACCCTGGCCGGTTTATCTGCGGTTCAGACCTTTACTGCTCAGCAGCGCGGTGCGATTTCTGCTTTGACGGATGGGGCGACGATTACGCCTGATTTCAGCTTGGCGAACAATTTCAGCGTCACATTGGGCGGTAACCGGACGCTGGCTAACCCGACGAACTTGACGGCTGGTGCTAGCGGCGCGATCTTTATCACGCAGGACGGCACTGGTTCTAGGACGCTGGCGTATGACACGGCGTGGTCGTTTTCGGGTGGAACTGCACCTACGCTGACAACAACTGCTGGTGCTATTGACGTGTTGGTCTACACGGTGAGAACCAGCACTGACATTGCAGCTACTCTGATCACCAACATCTCCTGATCAATGGCAATTCCTGGTAAC